TTTCTAGTAATACTAATTTTTATATTAAGGGAGATACAGGTGCAGGCCAAAAGTTTATAACGGCAGAAAACAGTTATAGCAATTCTCCTTATAAATATTATGTAAATAGTGTAATAAAAGTTATATTAAGCACAAATGCAAAAATAAGTACATATACTTTTGCTTATATGAATTGTTTAAAAGAAATAATAATACCTTATGGTTATAGTAATTTTTATACAGATAGTCTTTTTCAAGAGTGCAATAATTTAAAATTTATAGTCATTCCAAATACTGTAAATAGTTTACCTAGTAGTATGGGTATGTACGGTCCGAATTTTACTTGGAATTGTTATTGTTTAAAAGGCATTGTTTTGCCTAACGGCATTACTGGAGAAATGAAACCTGCTCATATTTTAAATAGGTCTTATAATGCAAAAAGATTTTGTATTCCTGACGGTGTGACATCTATTATGGATACCAGTCTTGGTGTATCTTTTTTAGAAAAAGTTGTCTTGCCTAAAAATAATTCTTTTGTAAGACTACCTAATAGTTTTATGAGTGGTAATTATAATTTAAAGCAATTTGAAATACCAAATACTATTACAACTTTAGGAACATCTGTCTTTTCAGAATGTGGTGGATTAACAAGTTTAACTTTTCCTAGTGGTTTAACAACTATTGGTAATAGTTGCTTTCAATATATACCAAATATTGCTTATTATGATTTTAGTGCTTGTTTACAAGTGCCTACACTTGGTTCTGGTTGTTTTACATATATTGCAGATGACTGCAAAATCATAGTTCCTAATAGTTTATATAACGATTGGGTAGCAACAAGTGGTTGGAGTTCATACGCAAGTTATATAATTAGCAAAAGTGATTGGGACGCTTTACAAACAAGTTAGAAAGGGGGGGTAAATAATGGAAAAAGTTAAGAAAATATCTAAATATGTGGTAAATGCACTAAATATGATAAATGCTTTAATTTTAGTGCTTTCTCCTATTTGGGGTTGGCATTTAGAAGATATTACAAAGACAATAGTGGCCGTTGCCGGTGTGATCTCATTATATCTAGTAAGTGGCAAATTGTTTGATTTAAAGGAGGAAAAGTAAATGGAATTTGTAAAAAGATTAACTAATCCTAGTGATGATAATGTAAATTATTTAAGGCCTAAAAAAGGATACAATAAATGCATTCGAGGAAATCAAAAACACGGATTAAATAAAGGCCCTTATGATGTGCTACCAAATTGTACTGGATGGGTAAACGGTCGTTGGTTAGAAGCACAGCATTATACAGAAGATAAATTGCCTTATGGAAGCAATGCAGAAACTTATTTAAGAGACAATAAGATTTATGAAGAAGGATTTACGCCACGTGTTGGCTCGATACTTGTATATGGTAAAGGTAAAGTTGGTGAAGGTAGCGATGGCGCAGGTCACGTTATGTTTGTCGAAAGTATTGATAAAAATGGAAATTGTCTAGTAAGTGAAAGCGGTTGGAATTTTACTAGAAAAAGAATGAGTACACGCACAGTTAAACCACATAAATATAATTATTTAAGTGGATACACTTATTTAGGTTGTATTTATCCGGCAGAAAATTTTGAGTTTCATTATTATGGGACTTTACCTACTGAAAATTTAAGATATGGTATGAAGGGTAAACAAGTTAAATATTTGCAAGATTTCTTAAATTGGTGTTTAGGTGAAACATTAAGCGTGGACGGACACTTTGGACCGGCTACGAAGAGTGCTGTGAAAAAGTATCAAGAAAAATACGGATTAGAAGTTGACGGACATTTTGGACCAAAGTGTAGAGCAAAAGCAAAAACAATAACATTCTAGCGAGGTATAAAAATGAGGCCGATTACAAAGGAAATGATACATACTTTTAAAATTGATAAACTTGGTTATGATTTTATGGGTTATACATTTAAAAGAAAAGATGAATTATCATTTCACCATTTGATAATACCTCGCCGTGAATGTAAAAGGATGGGAGTTGGCGAAGGATATTTTTTTGAAAATGGTGCAATTCTAGTACAGAGTACAGGGCACGAATATTTGCATACAATTGAATATATAGATCCAGATTTGTTTTTTGCAATAACAAGTGAAATGATAGATGAAAATGTTATGAGAAAAATAGAAATTGCTAATTTAAGAAGAATAAGAGATATGCTTTTACAATTTGAAAAAGAGCATAGTGCAGATACAAATAAAAATGGGAAATATTTTATAAAAGAAGAATATATTGAAAGGCGAATTAAATTATGATACCTAAAAAAATACATTATATTTGGTTTGGTAAAGGCGAAAAAAATGAACTCATAAAAAAATGTATGAAAACTTGGGAAAAGTTAGGATATGAAATATTTGAGTGGAACGAAGATAATTTTAATACAAATTATAATAAATTTACTAGGCAAGCATATGAAAAGAAAAAGTGGGCTTTTGTTAGCGATGTTGCTAGATTATATGTACTTTATAATGAGGGTGGAATATATTTAGATACAGATGTTTCTGTTGCTAAAAGTTTGGATGAATTTTTAAATAATAAAGCATTTACAGGGTTTGAATGTGAAAACTACCCTGTATGTGCTACGATGGGCGCAGTAAAAGGTAATCCTATTATAAAAGAAATGTTAGATTATTATGACGATAAAGATTTTATTGAAACAACAAATACAGTAATAATGTCAAATATTTTAGAAAAATATGGAATAGATAGAAGTAAAAACGAGATACAAAAAATAGATAATTTTACAATATATCCAAAAGAATATTTTAATGATTTGAATGGATACACGTACCACCATATGGATGGTTCGTGGTTAGAGAGGAAGTAAAAAATGAAAATATTAACAATATTTATACCTGTATATAATCAAGAAGAATTAGTTTTAAGAGCATTAGATAGTACACCGACAAGAGATGATATAGAAATATTAGTAATAGATGATTGTTCTACTGATAACACTTTAAAAAATGTAAAAAAATATAAAGAAGAACACAAAGAAAAAGATATTAGAATTATACATTTAGAAGAAAATAAAGGTTTAGGAAATGCTAAAAATGTTGGTTATGAAAATGCTAAAGGTATATATGTAAATCAATTAGATAGTGATGATTATTTATATACAGATGAATATAATAAAGTGATTGATATGTTAGATGGAACAGATATGGTTTATATGGATTTAAAGAAAAATGATGGTGATATATTTAGATTGACACCCGAAAGTCAAAGAAATTTATGTTCTGGTTGTGCTAGATTTATAAAAAAAGAGTTTTTAGGAGATAGTAGATGTCCTGAAATTAGAGCAACAGAAGATTGGCATTTGAATGAAGAATTACAAAAAAAACCACATACAGATAAATTTACAGGTATAGTTGGTTATCATTATAATTTTCCGCGCGAAGGAAGTTTATACGATCAATTTGTTAAAGGAGAATTGAAAGTATGAAAAATGTATTTTATTTTTGGCATATAAATGAAATAGGTGGTATTGAAAGTTTCTTTTATTACCTAGCAAAAAGATATAAAGATTGGGATATTACTATTTATTATAAAAGTGGTGATGAGAAACAAATACAAAGATTAAAACAGTATGTTAGAGTTAAAAAATATACAGGTGAAAAAGTTGTATGTGATAGAGCATTTTTTAATTTTAATTTGGAAGTTATCGACAATTTTGAAGCAAAAGAATATATACAAATAGCGCACGGAGATTATAAAGCAATGGGAATAAGACCTAATACGCATCCTAAAATAACAAGATATTTGGGTGTAAGCCAATTGGTGTGCGATACATTTAAAGAGGTTACGGGTTATGATACTGAACTTGTATATAATCCTATTGAAATAGAAAAACCTAAAAAAGTGTTAAATTTAATAAGTGCGACAAGATTAACAAAGGAAAAGGGTAAAGAACGAATGGTAAAACTTGCCAAAATGTTAGATGAAGCAGAAATACCTTATATATGGACCATATTTACTAATGATACTAAAGCAATAGATAATCCAAATATAGCATATATGAAGCCAAGACTAGATATTGTGCCTTACATAGCAAATGCAGATTATTTGGTGCAATTAAGTGATAATGAAGGTTATTGCTATTCTGTTGTAGAAAGTTTATGCGTAGGAACTCCTGTTATCGTGACTAATTGTCCGGTATTTAAGGAATTAGGAATAGAAAATGGCAAAAATGGATTTATAGTGAATTTTGATATGAAAAATGTGCCAATACAAGATATTTATAAAGGTTTACCAGAATTTAGTTATAAACCAAAAGAAAGTAATTGGGATAAGTTTTTATTACCGGGAGAAAGCACTTATGAAGGCGAAGAAAAAGCATTGGTTAGAGCGACACCGGGTTTTATAGGCAAAAAAGATGCTGAAAGAAATACATATCCTAAAATTGGTGAAGAATGGGAAACTTCATTAGAAAGAGCAGAATATTTAAAAAGTAAAGGCGCTGTCGAAATTGTTAAAGTTATAGTTGAAAAGTCAAAGAAAAAAAAGAAAGAAATTGAAGATAATGTAATAAATAATGTGATAAGTGAATTAAGAGTCGAAAACAGTAAGGTTGATACTATTAAGAAACCTAAAAAATAAACAAATTTTACAAAATTATAATTTTATGTTATAATGTATATATAGAAAAGAGGGAAAAATTATGAGTTTTAAAAGATATGCAAGTGATAATGATAGTGCTGGTGGAGTTTGGCGTACTGTTGGTGGCAGAAGAATATTTATCAAAGATGGTCAAGATTTGGCAAGTGCTATGAAAGCAAGTGGAAAATTTAATTATGATGATGAATATGATAGAGCACATGGAATGTATAAAAAACAAGAAAAAGAAATTGATGAAAGAAATAAAAAATTGCATAGAGAAGCAATAGAAAAAGAAAATCGAGAAAGATTTAATAAAAATATTGAAAAATATTTAGAAGAAACAGAAAAAGCAGAACAAAAAAGATATGAATTAAACAAAAAATTAAAAGAAGCACAAAGTAAAATGGATAAATTAGATGATAAACTTGCTGAATATGAAGAAGATGAGTTTGTGAAAGATAGCCCAGCACACGATGAATTAAGATGGGAATATGAAGAAGCAAAAGAAGAATATGAAAAATTAAGAAAAGAAATAAGAAATCAAAGAAGATTAGAAGATGGAAAAGAAATTCACGAAGTTTTTAGGCAAATGGATGATAGAGAAATGGAAGCGTTTGCAAAAAAACAGCCAGAAAGCATTAAAAAAATGCAAGAATATTTACAAGCAAATAGACCAAATGAATATTTCCAAAAACAATTAAAAGAAAGTGGAGTTAAAACATTTGCTGATGAAATAAAAGAGCAAGATAAAATATCTAATTATTATGAAGAACAAGAAAGACAAGCATTAAGAAGTAAAGATATGTCTTATGGCTATTCTAAAAAAGCATTAGAAAATATTAGCAACAAAGAATTAGATGATTATATAAATAAACAACAAGAACTTGTAAATGAATATACAAATAAAGTTAATCAAGATTTAACTTATGACCAAAGAAAAGTTAGAAATAGGCAAGACACAGTTTGGGACAAAGGAATGAAAGCAAAGTATGAACAACAATTAAAAAATGCTCAAGAAGAAAAAACTAGACGCGAAGAATATGTGAATAAATATTTTAGTAAAGAAAACAACAGCCAAATAACTAACGCATTAAGAAGAAAAGCATATCAAAAATATTTAAAAGAACATCCTAACAGCAAAATGTCTTTCGAAGATTTTAAAGATATATATTAAAAGTGCTATTTGCACTTTTTTTTATTATGTGCTATTATTTAAGCAGATATTAAATCTGGCGAGTTCGTCGCTCGTAAAACTAACGATAGGAGGAAATATTATTATGCGTGAGTTTTTAAAAGGTTTAGATTTAGAAAGTGAACTTATTGACACTATTATGGCCGAACACGGCAAACATTTGACAGGTTTAAAAGAGCAAGTAGAAAGTTTGAAAGAGGAAAATGAAAGTTATAAAACTCAAATTGCCGATTTAAACAATTCTATTGCTGAAAAGGATGAAACTTTGAAAAACTTCGAAACTACCGAAAACGAAAATCGTGAACTTAAAGCACAAATGCAAATGAAAGATTGCAATGTAAAACCAGAGTTTATGAAGTTCGTTGGAAGTGAAATTATGAGTAAGGTGGACGATACTCACGATCTAGGAACTGTACTTACAGATTACAAAAAGGAAAATCCACAATATTTTGGAGATACAGTAGTTAAAAAAGTACAGAGTTCGCCTGTATTAACAGGTGGAAGTCCAGAGCCACAAAGCACGAATAACATAATGAATGATATTCTGCGTGGTACAAAATAAAAATTAGAAAAGGAGAGATGATGATATGCCAGCAACAGGTATAACAAAAAGTGATGTCGATGCTGTAATCGAAACACAGGTTGCAGAGGAGATATTTCAAGGTGTCACTAAAGAAAGTAAAGCACTTTCAATGTTTAGAAGACTACCTAATATGTCAAGTGATAAAACAAAATTAAGAGTTCTTGACAGCCTACCAATTGCTTACTTCGTTGATGAAACAACTAATAATGGTAGAAAAAATATTACAAAACAAGCGTGGGCTAATAAGTATATCAATGCGGCTGAATTAGCAGTAATCGTTCCTATTAAGGAAAATTTACTTAATGATGCAGATATTGATATTTGGGCTCAAATTAGACCTAGAATAGTAGAAGCATTTGCAAAGAAAATTGATAATGCTATGTTCTTTGGAGTAGATAAACCTACTGATTGGAGAAAAGGACTTGTACCAAGTATCGTGGATGCAGGTGCAGAAGTCAATGAAACTGGTGCATTATATAGCGACATTAACGATGTAATGACAAAGGTTGAAGAAAGTGGATACAATGTAAATGGT